TCAGTTTGCTCCTAAGTTTATGGAGCTGGCTAAGAACCTTGGTGAAGCTTACATTACCAACCAAATGGTTGAAGGTAATGCTAAGACTAGAAGCCTTGGTTTAGCCGGTGTTGATCCAGCTAAACAAGCTAACTTTGATGCTGGTATCAATGTTCTAAAACAAGAAAGTGCTGAAGCTACTAACGTGGCTTTGGACATGCACAAAAATGGTGCACCTCCTGAAGCACTCGAATACATTAAAAGTTTGCCTAGCTACCAACGTGTAGCAGGTATGCGTAACTACATTGCTAACCGTAAGAAAGGTTACCAAACTTACCTTACTGAGTTTCTTACTAGCAAAACAATTCAACTTCCTCGTCCTGGCGGTGGTTCATTTACTCCCGACGAGATTGATGACGATCCGGTTTTAACTGGGATTGCACTCGATGCTGCTGCACGAATGTATGACCTTGAAACTGGTGTTGATCAGTTTAGTAAAGAGGCTTTAACCGATTACAACAACGGTATTACCGATGTTAATACTGCCTTCTCTGCTAAAGTTCAGCAGCGTGGTCTTGTTCGAAAATCAGATCAACGTGTCAATACCGCTGTTGAAAGCTTCAAGAATGATTTAGACATCAATGCTCTTGTTAGTGAGATTGCTGGTACGTTAGGTCCAAAAGGTATCCGCAGTTATGGGGATGCATTGGACATGGTTTATCAAGAAATCCTTCCGTCTTTGCGTAGATCTAATGAGATCACTAGCCAGCAATTCCGTTCAGCGATTGAACAGCCTGCGGCTAACGATCCTAAAGGTTCACCTCATTCTAAATTTTATCGTAATCGTATCTTTGGAGCAAAAGGTACGTGGGATAAAATCAATAACATTGATAGTGCTGAATACACAGAAAAACAAAATGAACGGAAACGGATTATTGAAGATGACAGAAATGATTTGTTTAAACAGGTAGAGCAGTTAGCAGAACAAGGTGTTGTAATTAGCGATGATGTATTAGATCAACGTCTTAAAGCGTTGATGGAATCAACTGGTATTTACGATCCATCTGCTTTTCTTTACTATCAAGATGTTAAAACTCGTGAGAAACTTGACGTTGAGCAAGCCAAAGAAAAACTTGATTACCTGCGTTCTGTAAACGGACGTGGTTATCTTGTTGCAGAAGATCTAGAGGGTATGCCACAAAGTGTGGTGACTGCTTATGGTCAAGCGGTTCGTGATGATGCAGAGTACGCCAAGTTTGCACCAAGCTATGATACTAGGGCGAAAGCTCGTGTTAGTAGTTTGACTGATGAAATCTGGAAAGAGAACGTAGGTAGGGACGAAAAGAATACTAGGTGGAACAAGAGTTATGATGCTATGTATGCTGATTACCTGCTTGAACGGCAAAAAAATCTGAGTATTCTTGGTGTTGAAAACCACGCTGATGCAAACGAACGTGCATTACGGACTGTTGAAAGTAGGGCTAAAGATGGTTCTTACGATACTCCTGCAGGTCCAAAAGATCACAGCGAACGTGTTGAGCAAATCACTAACTATCGCCGTAAGTTGTCAAAAGGTGAAAAAATCTTCCAGCAACCTGATTTGTGGTCGGATGCTACTAAGAAAAACTTAGAAGATTTTAACGCAGGGAGAGCACAAAGCTATGATCCAATTTTTGATACCCTTGCTCTTAACATCCCCGGTAAAACCGGCTGGGATCTTGCCAACGAACTTCACCGAAGCATCCACGGAAGTGACCTCAAAAAAACTGTAAAGCAGGAAGCTATCGAAGCTCAAGGTCCGGCGGTTCAACGATTCATCCGTGGCACTGGTGCTACACCTAATCGTATCCGTAGGGGACAAGTTATGGATGATCCTCAAGGTAGCTTTAATCCACGCCCTGCTAAACCGATTGTAGAGTATGCTCCTCAAGTAAGCTCCATTGTTATGGAGAGTGCTGGTGGGCAGCCTGGTATGGATATTTACTTTGAAGATAAACAGTTTCCGGCAGTTCTTGGTGGTGTTGTAAAAGATATACGTTATCAAGTTAATCCTGATGGATCTGGGTATGGTCATTTGGCTGTGGTTGAATCTAGAGACCCTCAAACTGGTGAAACTGTAGACGTTCTTTATTCACACTTTGACACTAAACCTAACTTGAAAGTTGGTCAGCGTGTAGCCGCTGGTCAAGTTTTAGGACGCCAAGGTGGTAGTGGTAGCGTTCGTTCTGTAGATGGAACCATTGCTAGTATTGATTTCTTAGCACCTGCCCCTCGTGGTAGCAACAGTATGACCCCTTACCGTGGATTCAAAAATCTCCGTATGTACATTCAAAATCAACTTCAGGGAGGTAGGTAATGGATCCCATTCTTGATAACATTGATGCTGATATTCAAGCTGGACTTGAGTATCTAGAAGAACAAGCACAACTGCAACAGCAGGAACGAACTGTTGATCCTGAGGCACCTCAACCTGAAGCACCGCAACCTCAAAAGAAAGTTCCTTACAAACAATCTCAAGGTTACCTCAACGCACTCAACGGTATTGAGCCGACTGAAGCTGATCTGGAACCGTATGCCTTTATGGAACGGGCAGACATCAACAGCACTTGGATGAAAAACGCCCGTAAGGCGAAAGATCCTAGTCAGTATGATCTCACTGATAACACCTATGAGATGTTTGATGCGATCAAAGGTGGTGCTGCTAAAACTTGGTCTTCTGTTCTGACCTTCCCCGAGCGTGTCGTTGACATGGCTACGGGTGCTTATGAACGTGAGGTACAAGAAAAAGGTAAGTACACTCCTGACTTTGATCCCCTCAGCCTGTCCGAGTATGACCCTAAGCTAAAGACTTGGTGGGGTAAGCTGATGCAAACCGGTGTCCATTTCTATGGCATGGGTAGAGCTGTTTCCCGTTCTCCCGCTGGTAAACTGCTCCCATCTCCTACTACTGTTAGAGGGGACGTTGCTATTGGTGCTGTTGGTAGTGTCATTTCGTCCACTTCTCAAGAGGGTAACCTATCCCAAGAGTTGTACGAAAAAGAACTTATTAAGAAAGTACCCTGGGTAGGTGAAGCACTAAGTCCGGTTGTTCAGCCGGTGTTAGGCGTTCTTGCGACTAAAGAAACCGACCACCCTTTGATGAAGACGTTTAAAAACGTACTTGAAGGTATGGGTGCTGATGCCATTATTGGTCGTGTTTTAAAACGGTTTGACACTGCTTTAGAGAACCGTGGTACTCAGCTTGATGAGATGCGTCGGGCTAACATCGAGAACCAAAAGTTTGAAGCAGCTAAAGCAGAAAACGATGCAATTGAAGCTAATCTGCCTCAGCAAACTGCTGATCTGCAGCAAGCTACCGAAGCATTGAATGGTCTTGAGGCTCAAGCAAAGGGTATGCCTGATGGTCCACAAAAGGATCAAGCATTGGCTGAAATCGAATCTCTTAAAGCTGATCTTCAAACCGAAGCTGAGATGCTTCAAACTGGTAAGTTTAGTGCTTACTCTAATCCTGACATGGCTGATCCGTGGCAAGGTGCTCCTAACTCTATGGCTGAATCCGTTGTGGATCAGGCTGCTCAAACCAAACGTCTTCATGAATCCTATCCTATTGATGGAGCAGGTTCTACCGACTCTATGTTTACGCCGGTTCAAAGTGCTCGAATGGCGACTGAATCCGGTATGCTGGAAAGTGAGATCAAAGGTCTTGCTAAGCGGTTGATGAAAGAGAGTGAGTATGAGTTTGCAGTTGATAGCGCACGTAAACTGGGCAAGAGCTTTAAAGAGGCTTACGGTTATTCGTTTGAACGTATTCAAGAGGTGCTTGGTCGGGATAAAACTGCTGTTGATGCAGAAGACTTCTGGAAACCTTTCTTTGATGAAGCAGTTCAATACCCGAATGGTGCTACAGCTTGGCTAACTGAAAACGTTGTCATGGCTGACATGATTAACGCTTCTTTGTTTAGTCAGCTGCGTGACCTTGGACTTGCTAGTAAAGAACTGGCTGAGATTGCTGATCTCCGTGACATTGATGGTCCGTTTAAAACTATTGCTGATCGACTTATTGTTGGTCTGACAAACGTTAAACGTTCACGATACATCTGGGGTAGTGGCGGTCAAAGTCTTCGTGGTAAGTTGCTTGCCAACAAACCTGAAGGTAAAGCAGAACTAGCCGAGATCACTGAGGCATACCGTGCTGAATCTGAAGCTGTTGTCAACATGATGATGAAGCTGGCAGAGAATGCTAAGGATAACGATACTATTCTGGCTTTGGCTGATGTCTTTGCTAAGGCTGATAAACCTCAAAACTGGATGGACCTTGACGCATTTATGCGTAACCGTCTGACCAGTGGTGGTCTTAACCAAGAGCCTGGTTACCTTGTTAAAGAACTTGCTTCGATGCAAGTCAACAGTATGCTGAGTAGTGTTAAAACTCCTCAACGTGCTATCATTGGTACCTTTAGCTCTGGTTTCTTCCGTAACGTTGCTCAGACTGTTGGTGGGTTTGCACGGCTTGACACCGACGCTGGTCGGGCTAATGCTGCTGCATTGAACGCTTATTTCCAAGCTATTCCTGAGGCTTGGTCCGTGTTCAAGAATAACCTTGGTAGCTACTGGGCAGGCGACGTTAAGACCATTCAAAACCGATTCCAACAATCTCGCCGTGTTGCTGATGATGACTGGGAAGCTCAACGAGCTTGGACCATGACTCGTGGTAACATGGGTGATCAGATTGCATTTGGTCTTGCAGACTGGACTCGTACCCTTAATGATCCTCGTAACCTTTTAGGTCGCATTGCTACTGCATCTTCGTCTTCGTTGAGTGCTGGTGATGACGCCTTTAGGGTTATTATGGGACGTGCTCGTGCTCGTGAACGCGCCATGCGGCAAGCACTTGACGACACTAAAGTGGGTAAGACTACTGAAGTTAATGAGAACTTGCTCCGTCAGTATGAGGATAACTTCTATAAGGAGTACCTTGATGACAACGGTAATCTAAACTTTGAAAGTGACGCTTATCTGCAAGCTAGTTTTGAAGAAGCAACTCTTACCAAAGACCTGAGTGGTTTTGGTCAGGCTATTCAAAACATGATGGAATCTACTCCTTACACTGCTCCGTTCTTTAGGTTTGCTCGTACCGGTATCAACGGTATGATGGTTAGTTACAAGAACACTCCGCTGTTAGGTTTGGTCCATAAGGAGTCTATTGACATCCTTCGTGCTAACGCAGATAACCTTGATAATGTCCGTAAATACGGCATCAACACTATTGAAGACCTAGAGAACGCTAAAGCACTGATTGCTGGACGCCAAGCTGTTGGTGGTACCTTGACTACGATGGCTAGTTTGCACTACCTTAACGGTGGTCTGACTGGTGATGGTCCATTGGATCCTCAACAACGTAAGATCTGGGAATCGACTGGCTGGCAACCACGTAGCATTAAGATTGGCAATGTTTGGGTCAGCTATGAGCTGTTTGAACCATTTAACAACATCCTTGCTTCTATTGCAAACACTGGTGATTCTATCCGTTTGATGGGACCAGAGTGGGGTGCTAAGAGCATGGCTGAGATTGCCTTGGCTGTGGGTCAAGGTGCAATGAGTAAATCTTACTTGCAAGGTCTTGGTCAGTTTGCTGACTTGTTTACGACTGACTTTAGCCGTCAACAAAAAGTTCTTGCTAGTTTGGCTAACAACACCATTCCGTTGGCTGGTCTGCGTGGTGACCTGGGTAAACTTATTAACCCGTACATGCGTGAGATCAACAACAGCTGGTGGGAAACTTTGCGTAACCGTAACCTGAGCAGTGAGCTGCTGTCTGGTGAACCACTGCCTATGAAGTTTGACGTACTGAACGGTCAACCTGTTCGGGACTGGAACTTTATGGAGCGTATGTGGAACGCCGGTAGTGCGTTTAACGTTCGGTTTGAACAAAGCCCTGGGCGTACCTTACTGCACAACAGTAACTACGATATGCCCCTTGCTATTACTCGGTCGTTCGACGGTCTAGACCTGTCTGACTACCCTCAATTCCGTTCTTGGTTCCAAGAGGAAATGGGTAAGCACCGTGTTAACGGTAAGAGCCTTGAAGACGAACTAAATGGTCTTGCTGAACGTCCCGAAGTACAAGAATCCGTTCGTATTATGTACGACGATATTCGCCGTGGTGATCGTTCTAAAGATCCTATGCAAGCTTACATGCATAACACTCTAATCAATGACCGTGTTGAAAAATGGCGTGATGCTGCTTGGGCAGCAGTTCGCCGTAAGCATCCTGAAGTCGAAGTACTGTATCAAACTCGGGAAGAACGTGAGCGTAGCACTTACCAAACTTTCCAGAAAACTACACAGTTCCTTCGTTAATCCACCCATTCCCAATTATTTATTAGCGTAATGGCTGTTAATCCTGAAAATTATTTTACTGGGGATGGTTCTACCACTTCCTACAATCTTACATTTGAATACATTGACGAGACTGACGTTAAGGTAAGCCTTGACGGAGTTATTCAAGCTACAACTGAATATTCATTTGCCAACGCTACAACGATTCTGTTTGACACCGCACCTACTAATGGTGTTGAAATTAGAATCTATCGGGACACGGATGTTGACGAACTGAAGAGCACGTTCTTTGCGGGCTCTTCTATCCGTGCTCAAGATCTTAATAAAAACTTTGAACAGAATAACTTTGCTGTTCAAGAAATTAAGGCGTATACTTGGGACAATGAAACCGATACCATCCATAGTGACGAAACGTGGGTCAGCGATGACACTAAAATTGCTACCACCGCTGCTATGGATGCGCGGTTTCAAGATGAGGTTAATGACACGCTGACTAAAGCTGAACTGGCTGCACTC